CCACCTCTTCCACCAGCATTATTATAAACACCTGTATTTGATAGTGTCCCACCATATAAGACAACCCCCATACCTCCAGCACCACCTCCACCACAATTATCGTTTGCAGTCCCGTCAGCTCCTTGTAATCCTTTTATATGAATTTCTGATGATATTGTTACATCTCCTAATATGTCAAACATAAAGGCTCCTCCACCTTTTCCTCCATTTGTCGCTCCACCTGGTCCTGACGAATATGATGCTCCTTGTCCTCCAGCAGAGAGCCCAACTGTGCCATTATTTGCACCCTGTCCGTTTCCCCATAAAGAACCAGCACCACCACCATATTCACCCCAAAAATTAGAAGCTCCGTGTCCATTTCCTCCACCAGCACCTACAACTAATAAAATATTTCTAGATAATTTATATAGATTTCTATTTTGATAGATTAGCCATCTTAAAGCACTTGGCATTATCCCACCATTCCCATTATAAGTATTTGAACCACCACCCTCTCCATTGGCTCCATAAACTAAATCTGTCATATGTGTTCCTCCTGTTGGCAAGTCTGCTAAAGAATTTAAAGATGTATATGCGTGTCCTAACCCAGGAGTTGTAGCACCAAGACCAGAAAAATCAATAGCTGGAATAGTTGAAGAAGTTATGGTCGCATTACCAGAACATTTTATAATTATAATAGTTCCTTTTGTCGCTGGGTTAGAAAATGTAAGTTTCCCTGTTCCTGTTATAGAAATAGAAGAATAGTTTTTTACAAAATAATCAGCTCCACCCAAATCAATATTTGTTGTTCCACTAGAAATAGATAATGCACCATCAGTACCATTTCCACCATAAGTTGGTATTATTTTACTACTTCTAATTATTAAACCAGTTCCAGTAGTATCTGCCTGGTCTACTAATTTATTACTTGAAGATACCGCTGTTCCTGAAGTACCTACCAAAGCATCATTTTCATTTTGTGTTGGAACTCTTCCATCATTATCACCAACTGATATAGGTTCGGTTGCTGAAGCTGGAGCGACTGATAATTTAGAGATACCTTTTACTGTTGTTGAAGCATCAGCTCCACCAGCAATAGCTACTCCATCTACATAAGATTTGGGCACTATTTGGTTAGCTGTTGTAGGAGTTGTTGTTCCATCGTATTCTAATGGAGTTGAAGCGTTGAATTTAGTTGTACCATCAAGTAAGTTATTTATTACTTTCAAGTGAGCCCAATCAGTAAGAATAACCTTAGCACCAACTCTATGTGCTCTAAGACACCCAGACGTTTCTACACCTTGTCTTGATAGTGTTTTAATATCAGTTAAAGATGTACTAGTCAAAGTACAAGAAATATGTTCTTTTGATGAGTTGTTACCATCTAATGTAAGAAAGTATCTTCCTGTTGGAAGTGCTACTCCATCATCATCTGTTGCGTTAAGTAAAGTTGCTTCAGTTGCACCAATCGCCATTTTTGTAGCTAAGGATGTCTCGAAATCTGCAATCAAAGTGGCTAATTTAGGTTGTGACATTGTTGTTTAAGGTTAAGTTATTAATGTATTATATCATTTTTATGATGTTTTGTCAATTACAAGTTTAAAAACTCGTTTAATTGCTCTTGTGTATTGTTCTTCGTTCCATATATTCTATGATAGTCTTTATGACATTTTTGACAAGTAAAATTAAACATTTTATAGATTGTTTTTCTCCAAAGTTTATATTCAAACGTTTTTCTTTCTTTTTCCACTCGTCTGAAAATTCTGGTCTTTTTTTACCAATTTTTGTTTTATTAAAGTTTCTTATACCCCTTAAATTATTTTCTGTTCTTTTATAAATTCCAGTAGGCATAATATTACATATCTGTACTTAATCCATCCAATGACACGTTAGCTTTACTTCTAAACCTACGTGGTAATCTTTTTTCAAAAATAAGTACGTCACGGTCCATTATACTATCTATCTGTACATAACCTATTGAAATGGCTTTGAGTTTGATAACTCTTTTTCTAAACTTTGGTGAGGATAATTTAATTTCCATAAAGAACGGATAAACAGTAGTTAAATCAGCACCTCCAATCTGAACATCTCCCAGTATGTTGTTACCCATTGATTGTGGTGTGGAATAATCAACATAAGTTGCATCACCTACTATCGTTCCAACTAGTTGAAAGTCTGCATCATCATAAGAAACCAAAACTTGTACTTTTTGGTCTGGGTCTATAGAACCCTTTATTCTAAGTCTCTGAATCTTTTTAAGTGATTCAGCTATTCCTAATGCTTCATATTGTTCACCCTTTGACTCCCATTCATTTTCTATTGGGTCGCTTTCATCATCAAAACCAGAATAAATCTGATAGACTGATTCTGAAACTCCTGAACCAACATATAAATTACCAGAGTCTTTCGCAAACATTCTTGCTGAGTATCTTGTTTCATCAATAGTTTTGATTATCATATCATATAACAAAATTGTATCATTAACTGTTGCTCCTTGTGATTTGCAAGCTATTGTTATATATCTATCATAATTATCAACAGAACAATCTGAGAAATTATATAAACTAAAGTCAAATTGTGGACATAAATCAAATGGTTCTATCTCAGTACCAATTTCATTACGTTTAAGTATTAAAAGTTGTGGTTTAGAAGGATTTGCTGTGTTCATAAATACAATACCATCTTTTGTAGAAATAGTAGCTCTAAAATTTGGAAGACCAAGTTCTCTTCTGTAAACAACATTAGAAGTTGCCGATGCTGTATCTGTTTGTCCTAATATTAATTGATATGCTGATTGTGATTTCATTGAATAATAATTTCCATCAATACCAACGTTAACATTTAAGATAGCATCACCACCAATATCTTGTGGAAATTGGAATCCCTCCCCTGCTGCTCTAGTTGCTGCATATCTAAAATCAGTTACACCACGTAGATTTGAGTTTTCCCATTTATAAGCGGCTGTACCAGCACCAGACTGACCAGTTATAGTAAATGCACCAGTTGAATAATTTATCGTACCTGTACTTCCAAGAGAACCAGTTAGAACTCCTAAGTAATTATCTGTAAAAACTTCACTAGAAGATGTATCAGTAATTTGAACACCAAAACATGAACGTGTAGAACCACCAACTTTAAAAGCTAGTGTTCCAGACGCTGTATCTGTAATTGCCTCACCAGTTACCGCTGTATATACGCCTAATGAACTAGCTACCGCTCTTTGGTTGTCTATCCAAGAACCATATAAACCAGTCTTATCTTCTATACGATTCCACAAGAACATTCTACCTTTATCTATCATTGAATATCCTTTAAAGTTAATCGCTGCATCGTACATAGCAATAGGAGATGTTGGATTAGCATTTATTATTTTCCATATTCCATCAACTCCAGTTACATATGTAAAAGCCCCCGCTAGGGATGAATAGTTTGAAAATGTATATTCTGAGTTTGCTGTAAGCCCAGTAATTATATCTGTCCAAGTAGAACTATTGAGATATTGAATCTTAGTAGATATCTTACGATATAATACTTTAGTCCCGTCTACTTTATAACCAAAATGAAGTCCTGTTATTTTACCAACAGCTCCTTCTGCTCCTATAAGTTGTCTACCATTAACTAACTGAATACGTCCGTCTTTAGTAAGCCAGTTTGATGAACCTCTAGAGGCATCTTTAGGTATATTCTCGTCATCTCCAAGGTTCCATATTCCAGATTTAAAAGCGTTGATTATTGAATCACTCATTTTTTATTTAATTAACTAGTTAAAATTTTGCATCGCATTTGCGTAACTTAAATCTTTTAAGATATCGTTAAACTTTACTTGGTTTTCGTTTGCATAAGAACGAGACTTATCAAATAATTGTATTGCAAAGTCATCCACTGCCATTCCAAGGTAAATAATATCGTGGAAGTCTTCGTGGAATATTGGAGATGTTGACAATGTTAATGCTGCTGGAGCTTTGATATAATCAAACTCATATGTTCCAGAATGGGACTGTGTGAATTTTATTTTAGAATCAGTTGGGTCAATATAAGCTACATCATCTGCACGATAGGTACGTCTGTCTGAGAAGTTAACTAATCTTATTGGATTCAAGTCTGAACCAACAAAAATAACTTTTGGAGCAGTAGTTGTTTCTTGTGAAACTGTTGGGTCTGTAGACTGATAATTAGAATAGACATACTTAAAATCTGTAGGTAAACTAATCTGGTTGTTTGAAATACTACCAGTCGATGTTTCCTTAAGGAACTCCCAAGGTCTAAAGTTACAAACTTTCCTGTATACTTTATTTGCCAAATCTAATTCCTCCTGAGATGATAACTCAGTTCCATCATCTACATATAAAGAAAACTTACTTATAATTTCTGCTGTTGTCATTTGTTTAGTTTTATATTAATAATTCTATTTTCATCCCAACCCCTTAGAAGGGGCTGAGTGAAGATACAATCTACCGATTAAGGTTAGGCTGCAATCTTAACGTCAAGGAACTTGCGAGCACCATCTGCAAATGTTTTAATACCTGCAAGGTATGATGAGAATATGTTTACTCCACGTCTATCAGAAGTTTCTCTGATATCAACTGAACTCTTATCTTGAACAACAAGGTCGATAGCACCTTTCTTACCGTAGTAAGCGTGCAATGTGTTCAATGTCCAAGCACCTGAACCTGCTGTTTCAGAAAGAGTTAATCTTCCTGCACCAACGGCTGTGATTGTAACCTCTGAAGCTGCAACTGTTGCTACTGCTGATATTTTATATGTATCAGTGAACAAAGCTTGGTCAGCTGCTGAAAGAGCAACCTGTGTAGCTGAAGTTGTAGCTGGGTCATTAATCAATGCTACAAGGTTTGCTAGAGCCGCAGTGTTATTTGCACCAAGAGCAAAGTTTCCTGCTGTTGAACCTAGAGTTGTCTTAGCTGTGAATGTAACTCCGTTTATCACGATAGTTTCACCATCTGCTAATCCAGCATCTGTAAATACAGCTGTTGAAGTTAGGTTTTCAGAAACGTACACTTCTGCCATTGAGATAGCACCTGAGTATCCGTTCTTAAATACTGAGTTTACAATGTCGAACTGCTTACCCAATAGGTATTGTTCAATATCTGATACTCCGTATGAGTCGATAACAAGAGCCATATTTGAAAGAACATTGTTTATTTTCTTCAATTTAGCTGGCATTCTTGTAACCATTTGAGGAACTGTTGTTGAGCTCAAAGTGATAGGTGTACCTGTAGAAGCACCTGTTGTCAAGTCTCCTGTATCAAAAGTTTGGTAAGCATTTAATACTTCTGCCAATACTCTTGCATCAAGGTCAGTAGCAATTTTAACTGCTGCTTGTGCACCAATAACTTCACCTGGGTTAAGGTTAGAAGCTTGTTTTACTTCACCATCTGAAAGATGGAATACTATTTCTTTCTCTAGGTTGATTATCAAAGATTCTGTTGAATCTGTGATAGCATCGATTGTTGATGCTGAACCTCTTACTACTGTTCTTACTCTTGCTGCACTAATATCGTAAATTGTTCTTACGACTGAACCTCCTGCAACCAACGATGGTTCAAATCTCATGTTAGCTATTGATTTAGCAACGAGAACTTTGTTTAAAACTTCTTCGTAACTATTATCATATGCTACACGATAGTCTGTTAAAGCCATTTTTTTTATAATTAAATTATTAATTATCAGTTTGTCTCGTTCTCTTTATAGACTTAATCTAAAGATTAATTCTTTAGAGTCTTATTCTGTCGGTTAAAGATTCGTTGTATTTCTTTTTAAGTTCTGGATTAGCCATAATCTCTTTATAATACTCCATATCCTTAGACGCTTTGTTAAAGTCTATAGGGGCATCTGAATTGCCACCTCTCGCCTGTGTTTGTTCTAATGTCTTCTTACCCGTGACGAGATGTCCGTAAGAATCTTCAAGTATTTTTGCGAATGTCTTGTTAGCATTCTTCGGGTCTAATGAGAGAGATTTAATTACGTCCTTATTAGCAACGTTCTTATATTCTGGCATAGCTTCCATCAATTTTTCAAAGTGTTCATTAAATGTTTTTTCAACACTTTCAGAACGTTCTTTTTCCTGAATTGGTTTAAGCTTAGCCTCTATCTCCTTATCATACTCCGCTTTAGTTTGTTCTCCAACTTTTGAAATCAGTTTCGAAACTGCTTCCTCAGAAAGTCCAAACTCTTCGGCAATGTCTTTTACGTCAGCAGATACCTCTTTTTTAGAAGCACCTTCTTCAAGTAATCTCTTAACCTCTTTAAGTTCTTTCGCAAGAGCTTTTCTTTCTGCTTTTTCTTCAAGAAAGACTGCTTCTGGAACAACTTTAGCTTTTACCTCTTCAGGTTTGGCTTCGGTCTTAATAACATCACCTATTTTGGTATCTTCGACTTTTGTCTCAGTTACCTCTACCTTAGTATCTTTTGCCTCCACCTCTGGAGCTTTCTCTGGTTTTGTTTCCATTGAATTAACAGTTATAACGAAACTGCTGACGGGTCTTTTTCTCCACAGGACTAGTGTACCAGACTAGAAAAAATTTAGGGTCTTCAGGACCATCTTGACTAATTATACCACAGAATCTGCAAAAATGCAAGTTCTTGAGTATCTACTGCTACCCTGAACGAGAGAGTAGCATGAGGCACTCAAGAAGTGCCTATTCGTTCTCTTCTTTTAATAAGAAGTCTAACTCTTTCGTTGCTAAGTTTTTAAGCTTTTTAGCCCTTCTAATAACCCTTAAAAGTGTTAATCTCTCTGACATCTTGGCTACTATAGCTACAAGCTCTATATGAGTAGCTATTTTAATCTTAGCTGATAACTCGTCTATACAAGAAACAATATCTTTTTCAAGACTAGCAATGAGAAGTTTCCCACCGTCTGACTTTTCTACAGCTTCGATGGATGAGTACTTCTTTATGTCTTTTTGTATCTCTTCTTTGTTCATTATTTTGTTTTCTTAAGTTTCTTATCTGTTTTTGCTATGAGAGCAATTTTATCTTCAGCTCCCATTTTCTTTAAACCAGTCTGTAACTCTATCTGTTTAATTTCTTCTTTAAGATTATCTTGGGCGGTATCAAACTCTTTAAGTTTCTCTTCTGCAAATTGGATAAACCTCTCTGCTTCATAAAACATCCCACAAGCTACTCTAAGTTTAGGTCTAATCGTTTTTACCTCTGGATGATTATTGATAATATTCTGCATTAATGCTTTCTTTATCTTAACCTCTCCTTCTATTGATTTAATACCCTTCTCATTATCTTCAACACTTTTGAGTGTATCTGCTAATGTTGTTTCTGTCGTAATATTACTTATCTTTATTTTAGATAATTCTGGTATCTCGTGTTTGCTTATAACCTCATATTTTAATTCGTTCTTTGACATTTGTTTATTTAATTACGAACAGGGTTATTCATAATTTGATTATTTCCAGTAAGTCCAACCCCGTTCTTAGGAGCTACTGGTTGTTCTAAACCTAACGCTGCTGACTGATTATTTATTCTGTCTATTTCACCTTGATTGAATGCTCTGACCTCATTCTTCATAATTATTTTATCTAGAGAACGAATGTACATTGCGATTGCATTAAATTGCTGTTCGTCAATATCTTCTTCGTGGTCTTTCAAATAATCGACCATTCTTTGTTTGTAGGCATTGTTAGCCCATGCGTTTGGTTTTATTATCTCTCCTTCAAGTAATGATTCAATGTCTCTTTCTGCTTCTGACATTAACTCAGAATTTCCGAATTCTGAAGCATCTTGAAGTTCTCTTATTTCTTCTGGTGAGAATCCTGCTACCTTAGCTGATAACTCGTAAGCCTTCTTTGGATTTTGTACTGGATTCATTCCATTTGATGCTAAGAATTTAAGTTTCTCTTGCATTTCTTGTAATGTTACTACGACTTCTTGATTTGATGCTTCAACAATAAGTCCATAGTCATCTCCTTTCTTAAACATATCTGAACGTTTAACCGAAACAAGTTCTACTCCTTCTGAACCAATGAGGTCTATTGATAATCTCTTTGTGAGGTTTTCTCTAACACCACGTTCGTACAACTTTGCAAATCTCTGTGTCCCAAAAGCATATGATTTATTAAACAAAGCAAATCTGTCTGCTGCTGCTTGTTGGTTCCCTTGGTAGATTCCAAGTTTACCATCTTCGTCAGAAACTCCTTTTGCTCCTGCTGTAACACCTGAGGCTTTTTCTTGTATAGCTTCCAAAACATTAAAGACTTCTATCGGTGTGTTGATTGATGGAACATTTATTGTTTGTACAACCTTACTTGCATCGTAATCACCTTTGGTAAATATTAATCCATCTCTGCGATATTTTAGTTGACCTAAGTCTTCTAATGCCCCTACGTTTACTATTTTTTGTGGTTTATTTATTGCTTCGGCGTTATCTAACATTTGGTTAATGTTGACATTCTGAACCATAAACACTTCTCTAACATAGTCTGCAAAACTAGGTGTCCAGAATTCTGTTAGGTCTGGAAATGCTGCATATGTCCAGTAGGGGTATAGATTACTTTCAAACATATCCTTAAGTGGTGTTACTTTAATAGCCCTACCACCTGTATTGATTATAAGAACATATCTTACTCCTTTGTATGTAGTAATCCACTGCCAGAATTTAAATTTATCTATTGACTGTAACTCTTTGTTAGTAAAGTTTGTATTCTGTGCGTATGTTCTGGTATTCTTGTTTGTTTCGTCTTGAGGTTGTTCTGTGTTGTTTCCATTTCCTTGTAGTAACTCAGTAGTCTCTGATTTAATATATTCACCAGATTTTATTCCTGCTTCGAGTTCTTGTCTGGTTTTGACAACTCCATAGTTACCTAGGTATCTAGCTTTCTCAATATCGATACCTCCTGCTGCTGGGTCAATAAGAAAATCATAAACATCGATATTCTCTAGTTGAGGTTTATAAACAGTATCTGGGTCTGCTGCTGTATAAGAGTAAATGGCACGACCATAAAGAATACATTGCTTTTTAGCAACTAAATCTTTAATGTCCCAATTATCTCTTTCTTTGTCATACCTAACTAATGAATTAAGTAATTGAACACGTTTAAGTTGCGCCTCTTTTCTTTTTGTATATTTGAATAGTAAAGAGTCTTTTACCTTTGAAAGTAAAGTATGGACAAATTCTTGCATTCTAGACAACTCAACATTAGCACGAGATTCAGTACTAGGAATTTTTTTTCCATAATACATCTCTTCGTTCTTCTGCCATTTCTTTACTTTACCCTGTTTATAGGTACGAGCAAACGTAATCTCTCCTAAAGACTGGTCTCTTATTTCAGCTATTTCTTCTGTTTTCATTAAAATTTGATTAATTAGTTATTAATTAGTTATTAATCTGTTTAAATTATAACATTTTTAATTAAAATTGTCAACTAATTTTATTTATATTCCTATTTCTGAATAAATTTGTATCTCTTCTTGCTGAAATCTAGAGGTATCGTACGGTTTTGCACAGATTTGTGCTCCATAAGCTAGTGCATCCATAACATCATCGTGCTTAGACTTAGGGAATCTTAGTAATTCATTCTCTAAGTCATCACATTCTCCTTGTATATGGAATATATCTCCATTAGAATAGCGTGGAATCAGCCCTCGAATACGAGTTTCCTTCTGAACACCACCATGTTTAAGTTCTACTATGCGTGGGTACTTGTTACGTTTACGACATTCTTCCTCAAAGTACGGTTTAACACCTTCAGAGTAAGCAGTAGTCTCAATACCTATTTGTTCCATTCCTTCATCGTGTAGTTGAAACAGTAAATCAATCAACGACTTTGCGTTGACTCGATACTTCTTTCCTGAAACAAACCATTTGTTCTCAGAATCGACATAAACCCTAGCCACGCCAGAATTATCAGAATCTGACCCCTTACTCATAGCAGAGTCAATTAGAGCAAATTTCCTCGTATTCTTTCCAAGTACCTCTTGTCTAGTAACAGTTTTAAACCACGTTTGTGAAAATTCCTGAGAGTCTTCATCTATTGGTAGGTTCATCATCTCGGCATTGAATACCTGTGGCCCAAGTTTACGTCTGATGTCTTCGATAGATACTTTACCAGTCAACTTCGCTTCAGCGTCTGTTAAACAGTGTTTAGCTTCCCATGATGGTTTACCATCCATTATGACGTCAACTTTACGTACCCTCAGCCTGTCGTCTCTTTTAGACCTCTCAAAGAGCTTGTTAACATTGCCGTACTCAGTGATATAATTACATAGATACAAAACAATACCATTGGCGTCCATACCTGATTGTGCCTCAGAGATATGTCCTGCAACCTGAGCAGTGTATGCTTCAGAATCTTTAGTCTTGTTCGTTTCGAAGTCGTCTAGGATTAAAGCATCTGGTCTCTGTGCTCCATGTAAACGTCCACGAATAGATTCCTGAGTAGAGTGTGCCTCCACACGAATTCCGTTATTAGTAAGAAAGTTACTTATCTTCTTCTGAGTTAGTTCTTCGCTGTTTCTCTTGGTATTATAAAGCTCCCCGTAATCAGCAAGTATTCTAGGATTTTTCTGGAGTTCAAGAATAGCATCAAATAGCATACGTTCAGCATTCTCCTTATCAAACGAGTCTACGTTAATGTATTTACGTTTTTCGGTGCAAATCATCCAAGTAATAAATCCCTTAGCCAATGATGTTTTAGCCGATTCACGGAACATAACAAAAGCCAACTCTCTTAATTTACCTCCTATTAATTCCTTTAAATCATTAAACATTTCATAGTGAAATTCTGCGTAAGGAACTTTTAAATAGTCAATGTAGTAATATGTGTACCAATGTAAAAAGTCGTTATCTAGAACGTATCTTCTTTCTGCAACGCTACAGCTCTGTATGTAAGTTAATATTTCTTTATTTAGTGTTTCTACATTGTTCATCGCAATTTCTGTAATAAACTCCACTAGGCATATTTGTATTATAACATAAATCAGCTAAAAATGCAAGTTTCATTTAGACACATTGCATCATTGTTCATCGCATTCACTGGACTTGCAAAAAAAACCAAAGTATGATATAATAGCTGAGTAAGAAGTCCTGGGGATTAATGTGTGTTGGGACTATAAAATGAACACCTAGTACTGGCGACCGTGCAGATAAACGGCAGAAACTCATCAAAATGATTGATTTTGAAAACGTTTCTAGGTACATCGTACTCTTGCTTGAGACACATAGTGTTCTTGGGGGAGGGGGGGATGTCTCTAAGAAATCTATCAAAATAATAAATACAAACAAAGAATATGTATAAAGAAACAAAGAGAAGATTAAATCTAGCTAAGAGAGTTGCTTACTTTAAATCAAAAGATTACAAGAAAAATGAACATAGAAATCACTCAATAAACCTCCCAAAATTTTTTTAAAACTTTAAAACTAACGCTTTTTNCCAAAAGTCTGTAAAAAATTGTTTACCCCCCCCCCTAGGGTCTTTTTTTATGTCTTTGTTCCAAAACCTCCAAAAAATGTGTCGAGGGTGGAGGGGTCTGATCATA